GAAATGGGTGCTGGTAATGCTGAGCTTTTAAATGATCTCCTTTCCCCAGAAACCTCCACAGGCAATCCTGATGATATTCAAGAGATTGTAAAAGAGGTGAGTGACCCTGCTCCTGCCCCTAAGAAAGCTCCTGCTGGTAAAACAATTGGAGATGTTGTTGCTGAGGGTAAGGCTCCTGAGGAAGATACTTCTGCTAATCTTGAGAAGTTCCTGTTAGGAGATGATAAGGAAGAAGAAGAGGAAGAGGAAGAGGAAGTTATTACTCCTAAAGCAAAAGCTAAAACGGCTGCCCCTGCTGAAACTAAAGAAGAAGAGGATGATGAAGAAGAAGCTCCTGAAGTGAGCAGATTCACAGCTCTGTCCAATGACCTATTCAAACTTGGTGTATTTACCAAGGATGAGGATGATGAAGATACCCCTATTGATACTCCTGAAGCTTTCTTGGAAAGATTCCAAGCTGAAAAAAGAAGAGGAGCTATAGAAGTGGTAAATAACTTTATTGGTCAGTTTGGTGAAGATTATCAACAAGCATTTGATGCCATCTTTGTAAAAGGTGTTAACCCGAAAGAATACTTCGGTACCTACAATCAAATCGCAAGCTTCTCTGATATGGATCTCTCTCAAGAGAACAATCAGGTGGCTGTAATCAGACAAGCTCTTGCAGATCAAGGCTTTGAGTCTGAAGATATTGATACAGAAGTAGAAAGACTGAAAAACTACGGTGATCTTGAAACGGTAGCCACCAAGCACCACAAAGTGCTTGTGAAGAAAGAAGCTCAGAAACTCCATCAAATGGAGGAGAAAGCACAGCAAGAGCTTCAACAGAAACAGGCTATCAAGAACCACTACGTACAAAACGTTCAGACTATTCTACAAGATAAAGTGAAGAGTAAGGAGTTTGATGGCATCCCCATCAACCCAAAACTTGCTGGTGAACTACAAGACTTCCTTTTGGTAGACAAATACAAAACTGCTAATGGTGAAACATTAACAGATTTTGATAGAGCTATCCTGGAACTAAAGAGACCTGAGAACCACGAAATGAAAGTGAAGGTTGCTCTGCTCATGAAGATCCTGGAAAAAGACCCCACTCTCTCTACCATCCAAAAGACTGGTATCACCAAGAAATCCAACGAGTTGTTTGGTGAGGTTGCTAGACAAGTGGAAAAGAGTAGTGTGAAAGGAAGCAAATCCCAGCCTAAATCCAATTCTTGGTTTTTATAATTTTCTCATAATAAATTTAAAAGGATAACAAAATGGCAATTCAAACAATCCCAGGTTTAACTGGTTTTACCTATGCCCGCGTAGCCTCTATGGACAAGCGTGCTGTAGGTAAATTGACCGACGCTAACCACCTGGAATCATTCCACTCAACTGAGCCTGCAGACTATGACAAGAAGATTATCTCCTTGTACACTCAGAGCTCACTGTACAGTAATGACTTCTTGGACATGATCAACAAGAGCACACCTTATTACATCGATAATAATAGTGATGCTTGGAAATGGCAAGTTCAGGTTCCTTACAAGTTCCCCAAAATCATCAATGTTCCTGATTCTACCCTGAATCTGAGCAAGCCTGGTATCGATGGTCAAGAGTTCTCTCTTGTTTTGGATACCAACGAGTTCTCTAAGAACGCTATCGTTTCTGTTGGTTCTCGTCAGTATGGTCCTCGCTTCTACGTTATTAAGGATCCCGTTCCTTGGAACATGGGCTTCCTGTATAGCTTCACCTTGGTGAGCGATAACCCCACTGTGGATTTCGTAAGTTCTACTTTCTTGCAAGTTGGTATCGAGCTTGAGCTGGTTGATGCTGCTATCGGTGAATTCGATCAGGATCTGCTGGGTCTTCCTCGCTTGGGTGAGAAGATCACTATGTTTGAATCTTTGGGTTCTGCATATGGTTTCGAGCACAAGATCACTGAGTGGGCTGATGACAAGATGATGAGAGATGCTTCTGGTAAGCCTCTGGATATCTTGGTATATGCTCCTCAGCGTAGAAATCAACTTCCTTTGACTCGTAATGATGTTAAATGGGAGCCGTTTATTGAGTTCTGGATGCGTAAGTCTATGCTTGAGTTGAAAGTTAAGCGTATGATTTGGAGCAAGCCTGGTACTGTGAAGACTCATGGTAGCAAGCAAGAGCTGAAGCGTACATCTGCTGGTGTATATCACAGAATGCGTAACAACGGTAACCTGGTTCAATACAACCGTGGTGAGTTCTCTGCTAACCTGATTCGTTCAGTGTTTGGAGACCTGTTCTACAGACGTGTTGATGTTAAGGATCGTCGTGTTAAAATGTATACAAACGAAGCTGGTTTTGACGTGTTCCAACAAGCTTTGAAGAATGACGCTTTGAACAGTGGTCTTACCTTCATGGCTGATAGCGGAAACCGTTACCTGCAGGGCGAAGGACAACACATCACTTACAACTTTGCATTCGATGCAATGGTTACTCGTGAGACTGGTCGTGTTGAACTGATCCACCTGAAGGAACTTGACCTGCCTCAAACTAACCTGGAATTTGGACAGAACAAGAAGTCTACCCCTGTATTCATGGTGTTTGACGTGTCTCCAATGTCTGATGGTTCTTTGGTTAACAACATCCGTGAAGTTCGTATGAAGGGTGCACCTTCTATGACTTGGGGATATATCGATGGAACTCGCCACCACTTGGGCTTTGCTAAGTCTCAGGGTATGAGCTCTGCGAACAAATTCCCTGGTTACGAGATCTGGATGAAAGACCGTTGTGATGTATTCATCGAGGACCTGTCTCGCACAGTCTTGATTGAAGAGATCCCACAGTTCTAATACTGCTGCAGCTAAGCTGCGCCAAATACCGAGAGAAGAATGCCCCCCACCTCCAAGTGGGGGAGCTTCTCTCAAATTACAGAGTGATTGGGTTAGGGGATTCCTAATCGCTATCCCTTCGATGGGACTCACTCTGCCAATTTAAAACCAAATTAAATTTAACTACATCATGGGTAAGATTGGAAAAATCTCTACGATTAAGAAAGAGTACAACAACTCTCAATTGCAGACAATGCAAGGCGGTCTTGCGATTAAAGGACTCACTAGAATTCCTGGTACAGGAGTTTTTAAGTATCCTTACAAAGAGCTAGATGGTAGATATAGAACAGGACTTGATCCTGAAGCTAACTACATCCGCAGAATCTCTGATCCTCTAGAAAGAGAACTGGAGGTTGAACGTGTAAAGAACCTTAGAGAGAAACTTGAAGTTGCTCTTGGGGGAATTGACCTGGGACCTCGTTCTAAGTTTTGGAACTATGGGCTCTCAACATCCTCAGATGATGCTCTCCACGTACAGCCTGTAAAGCTGGTAGATGGTGACAACTTCTTTGATCTTAGTATGCCTCTCCAAGAACTTGCATTCTCTTGGTTGCGTGTTCACCCCACAATTGCTTCTAGTTATCAAGCTTGGGAGCGTGGTGAATATCCTGCTGATATTCAGTTCTATGTAGCTGATGATGAAATTGAAAATGCTGTTCTGTTTAAGAAGAAGCAACTCATCAACAAGGCTATTGTCAAGTTTGATGCTATGACTCCTGAAAAGAAGAGAAAGGTAGCTCGCTTGCTTGGTTTGCCTGTTACAGAAGATACCAAAGAGGAAGCTGTATATAATCTAGTAGATAACGTCCTTAAACAAACTGAATTCAAGAATGGCAAATATCAAGGGCTGAACCCTGTAGAGGTGTTCACTCGATTTGCAGATATGAAGGAAAACTTACTCCATATTAAAGACCTTGTAAAACAAGCCATCACACACTCAGTTTACAGACTGAAGGCTAATGGTAAGGTTTACGAAGGTGAGTTTGAAGTGGCAAAAGATGAGGATGATTTGGTAAAACATCTTGCCGATGATGATAATCAAGAAGATTTGATTACCCTCGAACAAAAGTTGAAATCTAAAAAATTAGCTTCTGTATGATACCTGTAGATAGTTTATTATACAAGATCGACCAGCGACTAAATAAACTATCTACTAATGATCATCAACAGATCCAATTGGAAGATAAGATCTTAGCTCTCAATGAGGCTCAGATCAAGCTGATCAAACAGAAGGTAGACGGTTTTAGTATGGTGAGCGGTCTTGGTTTGGACGCTTTTAAAAAGCGTTACGAAGACCTTCAGAGCTTGGTTATAACATATAACAACCAGCCTCTTACACTGTCTGTTAAGAATGCTGAACTCAATCAGTGGTTTGCAAACATACATCAACTCACTCCAAAGTACATGTTCTATATTGATAGTTATGTACTGGCTGACAAGGGGAGATGTAAGGATAGGAAGATTTGGATAAACAAGGATTTGGCAAAGCATGGAGATATTTCCCTGCTTCTGAACAACACCCATTACAAACCTTCCTTTGAGTATCAGGAAACATTCAACTTTCTGTCTTCAGATGAGATAAGTATTTTCACAGATGGTACGTTCACTCCAACTAAAATATACATCTCTTACATGAGATATCCTGTGTACATCGATAAGGCAGGATATGTTAAGTTTGATGGAACACCCTCTGTAGATCAAAACTGTGAGCTTGAAACCTATCTTGAAGATGAGCTTCTGGATCTGACAGTACAAAACCTGGCTATGTACACTGAAAATCAATCTGCTGTACAAAGCTCAATAATGAGAATTCAAACAAACGAATAAGTATTTTTAACCTTTAAATAAAAAACAATGGCTGATTTTTCTTTAACTACGGTCTTCGTGGTTCCTGTTGGTAGTGGTATTGCCAATAGCGGTTCTACTCAAGACCTCACAGCTGGTAAGGTGGGCTTCTTCAAGAATGACTACACTGTTGCCACTGCTGTAAACATTGCTGCTGCCCCCTACTTCTATGTAGCTCAAGGTAGAACAAACACTTATCTGCAAGGTTCTAAGCGTTCTGACAAGATCAAGGGTTGCCCTTCTGGTTCTGGTTGTAACTCTAACGTAACTGAGTTTTACAAGGTGGAAGGATGTCCTACCCCTGTAACCCAGATTACAGACATTACAAGCTGGAATGTAAAGTGTGGTGACGTTGTTACTGTTACTTTGCGTGCTCACTCTAGCTACCTGGACACTCTGTACTTCAATGGTTTCACTCGTAGTGTAACTGTACAGGCTCCTTGTTGCGATTGTGGTGCTGATCCTTGTGATAATGTTGATGTTCCTGCTTTGATTGACAGCATCATTCTGGCTTTTGAAAAGCAAGGTCCTGGCATCAACCCTGATAACATCACCTTCAGTGATTTCTATCAGTTCCAGCGTCTGGGTAACGATGCTTCTGCAATTCTGCGTATTACTGGTAAGCCTCTGACTAAATACGGACAACCGTGTGATGTTGCAGCTTTCCCTTATGAGTATGACAGAATGTGGTTCCGCACCTTCGTTATCCTGGGTCCTGCTACAACTGCTGACTTCATTGTTGCTGATGCTTGTAATGTAATCGCTACCCCTGTTATTGTGCAGCGTTCTTCTTATCCAACTGGTACTTCTGATGAGATTATCCAATTGGAGAAGAACTTCTACAGCTACCAAGCTGGTTACCTGAAGCACCTCTACAGAATGGTGGGTTACAACGAGAACTTTGAGAGCTGGGTATCTGCTGGTACTACCTACGATACTTTCTATATCAGATTCAATGAGTATGATAAGACTGTTTATCAGTGGGGAGACTATATCATGGAAGATAACATGGTAATCATCGCTGCTGAGGCTGGTTCTGCTGAAGCTACAAGCATCAACAGCATTCTTACTGCTGCTCTGGGTACTATCACTGGTGACAACACATGTATCACAACTACATCTACTACCACCACTGTATGGCCCTCTACAACTACCACTTCTACCTTGATCCCGTAATAGAGGAGTTGTAAATAATATCATATAACCTAAGCCAGAGGTGAGAGGATTAAAACTCAATCCTCTGGCTTATTTATTTAAGAGTCATGCCCACGTTAAACCTTGATATACTAGTTCTTCCTACATACAACAAGATGTTGTTGGGCGTTGCTGATGCATCCACATATGTCACCACTCCTGTAAATCCCACCATCGAAATCACTGTTCCATCTTTTGGAACTGTTGTTCTTCCTTTTACGGTGAATAATTACAACCTGTTTAATTCTGAGTCTCTTGGAATTACAGCAACTGGTGCTGCTCTTGTGCCCCTACCTGATGGAATATACAAGCTGAAATATTCTATTGATCCTGCTATTACTAACTATGTAGAAAAAACAATTCTACGTGTTGACCAACTTCAGGAGAGATTTGATGAGGCATTCATGAAGCTGGATATGATGGAGTGCGATAAGGCTATCAAAACCCAATCAAAGGTGGATTTAAACACCATCTATTTCTTTATCCAAGGAGCAATTGCTGCTGCTAACAACTGTGCTCTTGATACAGCCACTACGCTGTATAATCAAGCACAGAAAATGCTGAATAACTTTGTGAAGAACAACTGTAATTGCTCTGGTAACAATTACGTAATAAACTTCTATTAATATGGCAAGTTGCAGAAAATGTGGAGCAAAGTTTGGATGCGGATGTCAACTAATTAATGGATTATGCGCAGCTTGTCATGCTGCTGCAGCACAAGTAAAACAATCTTTTAAAAATGTTATATCCAAGATTGGTAAGCACTGATTGTTCAACAATCCCTGCTCTACTGCACGATATAGACCATAAGCTGAATGAATTAGGTGCTAACCTATACAACAATGTTGTATACATGTTAAACCAACCTGTTCCTGCTACAGCAATTATTGATCTCTTGAACTACAAGAGAATTCTTACATTCAAATGGTGTAACCCTGATTATGCTAGCAGTTACACCGTTGAGCAAATCGCTAGCAGAGTAAAAATTTTAAAATACAAATAATGAGCAACTGCAATAATTGTTATAACGGATGTGCTGAGATTGTTTCAGACCAGTGCGTTAAATATACAGGAGTTGACATTCCTGAGCTTGGTATTGAGAACGGTGATACACTTGCACATGTAGAACAACAAATCACCACTTTCCTCGTTGGTACATTGGATGGTACAGGAATCAATTTAACTATTGATGAAGCTATCATTTGTAATCTGGTAAGTCAGTATCTCCCTGTATGTGCACCTTGTACAACTATATCAGTACTGGATGTTGTCACAGCCCTCATCAAGGCTGCTTGTGATCTTCAAGAACAAGTTGATGATATTGTTGCTGAGCTTGCTACACTGAACGCTAACTATGATGTTAGTTGTCTGAGTGGTGTTGTAGATTCTGATGATACGCATGATGTTCTCCAAGCTACAATTGATAAGGTTTGTCAGCTTGAAGTTGACCTAGCAGCTCTTGCTCTTGATCTAAGCACAAACTATGTAAAGCTGGCTGACCTGAATGGTCTGATCGCTGCTTACATTGCAAGCACTGCTTCTTCAGGACAGCAGTACACCAAAATGGTTCCTTACACAGTTGTTGAATACTACGGTCCTCTCACCAACTTTGATGCTGGTGGTGTAGGTCTTGCTGGTCTTGGTTGGGATAAAATCTACTTGTGCAATGGTGCAAATGGTACTCCTGATAAGCGTGGAAGACTGCCTGTAAGTGTTACAGCTGTTCCTGGTGGGGGTGCATATAATGCTGCTGTAGATCCTGGTATTGCTGGTAAGCCCAACTATACACTGTCTATGATCACTG